ACTACTTGTAGCGGAAAAGTTTTCTCAGCCATTGTGCCCCCGAATGCTAGCTTTCTTTTGTGCTGCTGCGTAAACTTCTGCGGTTACCATTATCTTATGTTAGTGTGTTTGAGTCATAGGAGGAGTCTGTGTCAGCGGAATTGCTGGACAAAAAAGCCCCCGTTAAGGGGCTAGTGTTTTAGCTCATTCAGCTGAACTAAATGAATTAAGGTAGTCAATCACTTTGTTGGTGACGATTACCCGAGCAAGCTCGTCGCTTGCCTTGGTGTCGGCATCACTTTCGTGATACCGTTGTAACTCTACGACCGTAGTCAAAAATAAAGACTGTAAAGTCTCTTCTAGTTCGTTAAGCGAGACATCAGGTACTCCTGTTTGTTCAATTTCTTGAACCAGTGAAAACATAGAGATTTGAGTTTTAATCATTGTTTAAAGGTGTAATGAGAGACGTTGACCCTCAAGATCGTAGGCTAGGTTCATAAGAACTTGTCTTGTCATTTGAGTTTGCGTGGTCATTCCCCAGGCCATAGCATCTCTTCTACTTTCCAGGTTCTCTTGTGGTCTAATTTCAATCCAGGGAATAGTCAGATCTGTAACTGCACGGATCACGGCGGCAACGCACTGCGGCGGGCATTCTGCCCCGGCGGCGGACCGGACTGCCTGAGCAACCGGGCTTAAATTCTCTGGGAACTCAGAAGGCATTCTCGTCTCCGATTAGATTTGCAAGTTCCTGAATAGTCATTTTGCGAAGGTCTTCGATCATGATCGTGTCTTCTGTTGCCATCTTCAGTCCAAAGGAGTAACCTTGCTCATAACCTTCTCTTCCTGCTTCGTTATACGCCCCGTTCCACTCTAAGTTTTTCTTTCTTAAGTGTCTGTGACTCTCAATTAGTGATGCAACAGTAAGTGGTTCCAGGGGTGTGTATTCTCCGTGAATTTCGGAGTCGTAGTCAGCAAGGAGCTTGTCGTCGTCAGTCATTTTGTTCGTGCCTATAAGAGTCTTCTTGGTCCAGCCTCGCCTCTAGCTTAGCGATCTTGTCGTAAAGGTCTACAATGGTGTCAATTAGGTCTTCGTAACACAGAGTCGGGGACTCCCCGTCTTCTGAAAGCTTGGTGTAATACGTTTGCCACTCTTCGGGCTTTGTGTAATAGCTGTAAGGGTGTAGTGTCATTAAGCTTCCATTTGGTTTTAAGCTAGTCTAGGGTCGTTAAAAGATCCAGTGAGGATAAAACAACTTCTTAGGCTCTTTTGTCGCCAATACAGTTCTCAATTAAATTAGCCAGTTGATCACGAGTTAAGCTAGGTGGGGATTCCCTTATCATCTGAACCGCAAGGGCTAATCCCTCGTCCAAAGCTGCTAAGGTTTCCTGTTTCAGGATGGCCCTTAAAAAGCTCTCTTGCTCAAGGGTGAATTCCTGAACCAACCTAAGATCAACCTTCTCCCCAATCTCTTTAATACACTGAAGGGTCTTTTCGTCGTAAGTCACTGGTTTCGGTTTGTGAGTGATTTGAGTGGTCTTAAGGTAAGCCCAAAAATGTTCTTAAGGCGCCCAGCAAATTTTGAGAGGGGTGATACTTCTGTAGTAGGGTAGGGAATGAAAGAACCTGTGTCCAACCACCTTTGCAAAACAGTAACCAGGGACTGAACCTGTTCTTCCCCAAGGTGCATTCTATCTTCCCCTTGGCCCAACCACACCGCAGACGTCCCTGGCTCCCAATAAACGGCAAGGGAGCTTTGTTGCAGGCTGCACTCCTTGTTGTGTAGATCTTGAAAGTCAATAACCTCAAATCCCCTCTCGGTGCGGGTCACCAGCCCAAGTTCCCCGGTGAGTTCGAGATCTTCCATTGTTTCCTCAAAGGAATATGTTTTTTCTTCTCCGGACTCAACACGCTTTGCTATGGTAATGGCATCGAGAACGTCCTCGTCACTCCAATTCGTGTCCTGGAACCAGTTCTGGTAGTAGCTCTGGATTCTCGCTATCAGAGTTCGGTTAATCATTCTCGTTGATTTCGCTCAGTGTTTGCCTTTTCAAGGATTTCCGGTCGTATCGTTTACCAACCCAGTGCGGGCAGCTGTGACCCCAGTCGGGCTTTGTGCGTGCGTCGAGAAACTCACACAGTCCTGAGGCTGATTCACCTCCTTTACCGCCGTTTTCTGCCACAAGGGGGTCTTTTTTCCACTTGGTGTAATAGGCACAGGATCCACAGCTTTTTCTCATCGCTTCGTCCCCCTAAGTGTTAGGCCTTCTTTCACTAAGTATGCCGGTTTTCTCCAGAGAAGTAAAGGCGGGAAACCGCCCCCGGAGCATCAGGTTAACCGTACTTTACACCTGGACGGTGACGTAGGGTTATTCGGGTGGCGCAAAATTTCGATGCAGGACTGAATTAGGGGGCGACAGCAAAATTCGGTACATTTCTTCTTCGAGCCCCTTTGTAACATCTTTAGCAATTAGCCCAGCGAGTCTTGAAACGGCTTCTGCACTCTCCTCACACCGCCCGTTTTTGTACTCCGATAAAATGGTTGAGAAAGTTGTAGATTGTGTGAATCTCTTTCCATTTAGGGTCCACCCTGCTTCTAGGGTGGTTTCCCTGGAAAGAGGATCTAAGTACCCCTCAACTCCAACACTCAGTGAGTTTTCGGGGGCAGCGACACCTTTCGTGTGCAAGGTTCGAAAGTGGTCAGAAAGCTCTTGCCATTCTTGGAGTTGCTGTAGAGGTGTTTTTTCGTTCATCTTAGGATCTAGTGGTGTTCAAGTTTAAATGGGCGGAGCCAAGCTCTGGCTCAGCGGGTCAACGGCGTAGCTTCCTTAGAAATTTTGCGGTCACTGGGCAGGGCCAGAGTAAAACGTGACCACAGACGTCCAAAATTCTCACTCTGTGTCCGATAACCGGTAGATCGTAGTCAGGAAGTGCGGAAAGGAGTCTTGCAAAGCCCACAAGCAGGTAAGTTACGGCAAGTAGGGCGAGCATGATGGTCTATGGTTAACTATACCGGCAGTATAGCTTGGGATTTTTCTGGTAAAGTTTGTCGCCTTTTCCGTATGCGGTCTCCGGATCGCCACTGGTAGCACCAATCTTTGTCGGCATTGACTTCTCTCGGTGGACCTTGAATGTGTCACTTTGTAGAAGTTCGCCACTCTGTCAAGCCGTGTGTGTTAGGGAGCGAAGCTATTATAGGGTCCACAACTAAGGAAGAAACCGAGTAGAAGCAAGTGGAGCATTGTCTATTGTTTTCCATGTTCTGTAACTATGAGGCATTAGGATTTAAAATGGCCCATTGTGGCAGCCAGTGTGTGTAATGCTAGGTAAGGTGTAGCGGCTTCCCAATTGCCCTGCTTCGTTGCTTCCGCTGCAGTTGAACGAGTGGTGAGTTCCCTTTGGACACCTTTTGTTGCCGCAAGTTGGACAAACGGCCATAGGGTGAACCAAAGGTTGCGCTGTGGCGTTTGCTCTTTCCTTGACACAATAAAAGCACGGGCACCCCTGTTTGTACAATGTATCAGCCATTGAGCTCTTTTAGAGCCTCCCCTCCTTCAACCAAAGCTCTTACAATAGTGCTTGTAATCTCGGGTAGGTACCGTCCGTCTTTCTCGATGGTCCCCATGAATTGCAGAGCAATTTCATTAAGTGTAGGTACGTTGGGCCTGCGTGCTTCACGAAGTTCCTGGTCTTTACCCACCCACCCGTCGTCGGAACTAAACTGAGGATCTTCTTGGAGGCGCAACCATTCGCAGCAAGCATCAAGCTCTTGGTCGGCGCCCCATTGTGCGACCTTGTTAGCGAAGTTGCGCGTAGGCTGGAGGGCACTGGTGGGGGGCATCTCCTGATCAATGGGCCACCAGCTCTCTATTAGTTCATCGGGAACTTCAATCGAATTGTGCTGAGTCATTGCGTCGGAATTTTGTTCAATTGGATGAGATACATTCGGGACAGAAGGGGAAGAACCATCTTTAGTCAAATCCCACTCTTTTAGGGACTCTCGAAACGCTGTGCGCAGTCCTTCGTCAACTTGCTCAAGGGTTTGTGGTTGTGGTGACCAACTGTCAAGTGTACTCGCTGATTCACCACGTAGCGCCTTCTCAAGGTAGTGTAAACACCCCACACTAGTACGCCACCGGGCAACCACCCTTGGAATCTCTTCAGTCCGGCCCACCCACCATGGGCCTTCCTGATGAATCACTGCTGTAACGGTTGTTTGGAGTTTAATTCTTTCTTCTCTGTTTGTCATTCTTAAAACTCGTCAAGTTTCGCCAGAACTTCACGTCTCGTGGGTAAGTTAAGTGCCATGCGCAACGTGTCATTTTCGTGTATCAACAGTATTACCATATCTGGCGTAGTAACTTCGCATTCTGGGAATTGCGACCCGATAAGGGTTGAAATTCTCATATACTCCGTTTTGTAGTCAGTTTCTTCCATACTAGAACCTTCGGTGTTTGCTTAAATGAGTTAAAAGTGTGGCATCAAGGTCGCACAGTTAGAACCGTCTCGTCGGAGTCGAAGAGCAATCCAGAGTCTCTTGAGTAGTGGCTCTCTTCTGAATCGTTCTACCCTCTCTTCAGCAACCCTAATGGAGTTTGCTAAGACACGCGCATCGTTCTGGGACTCCTCAAGGTTTCGCTCTAGCGCCCAAAGTTTCTGCCCTTGGTCTTGTACTGTGTTCTCAAGCTTGACCACCTTATTACGGAGTTTGGGGTTAATGTAGGTGGATAAAATCTTCTCGGTCTGAGGCTCAATCGCGAATAAGTGAAGGTAGGATGGATCGTAGTTTCTGGACTTCCGGCCCCCGTCGTAACTCTCCAAGTATAAACGTTCAACCTCAGGAAGATCACGAAGAGGTAAACTTGAGCAGAAACCAACCTCGTGAAGTGGGAGACTTTCTACGTGATTCTTCCTCGTGAATAAAACCTTGTTATCAGGGTCATCTGTAGGTATGCGGAATAGCTCGTCAGGGTCTAAGAGTGGAGCGTACCTGACGTATTTGTCATTGTCATAAACGGGTACGACCGTTTTAGTTAGAGTGTATATTGTGGCGTTTCTCATTTTTCAGTGGTTTCGGAGTGTGAATTAGTATGCTGGACCGGAGTCGAGGTAAAGGTTCCCTGGCGAGGTCCCCCTAGTCGGACTCGTCCGGCGATAGGATCTCGTCGAGGTCGACTTGGACACCCGCCACCAGTGACTGGAGTCGTTCGACCAGGCTCGCGTCCAAAGCCCGTAGGTACTCCCCTTGGTTTATTTCGTCGATTCTGCACCACTCTTCAAGATTTGGATTCAAGTCCGGGGGAGCAATAGGCCAGTTCTTGGCCTCGTATTCCTCTACTAAAATTGTCAAGGTCTCTAGCTGGAGGTATTCGGGGCTACCAACCAATGCACCCAAGCAGCTATCAATGTCCTTAAGCGCAAGGTCGTACTCGGCTTCGTTTGCGAGAGGTTTAACGGATTGCATGGTGTTTTGGCGTATGATGTCTAAGTTATAATGTTGTGTTTCTAATTAGGACCCCCAACTTATTTGGCAGAGAAACAGGGATTCCACCGCAAACTTTGCAGTAGTCCTCGGGTTCAGGTTCAGGGGTTAGAAGCCGATGTTTGTTATTGTACTGAAGTTCATCTAACCGCTCCCTCACCTCGATGAGTGACGCGAGGGGGAACAACCACCTACCATCAGACTGAAAAGCTCCAGGAAAGTACCCGCCTTCAAGCCAGTTACTGACACTTTCGTCGGAGTCAATCTCAAGGAAAGCCGCAGCTTGCTCAGAGTCGTATAGGTCTGCTTTTGACACGAGAATGAAATTTTCAGCTACCGATTGCAGAACAGCATTGTTGTCTCGGATTCTTTCCGCAACAGTTCTTGAATCGGAAGGTGCTGAGTAATCCATCGCGTTATTTCAGGGTTATAAGGTTTACCCTGCGGATTCTTTCGGGGACTACTAGTTGGTGTCCATAGGTTCGTCAAACCGGTGAAGTTCCTGGAGAAGTCTAGCATAGTGGAGCTCAATCGTGTAATGATCAACCAAAACACAGCAGTTTGGGTGGGCTCCTCTTCCGAGTGTCATTGTTCTGAAGTCAAAGTTTGGTAACCCACCTGGAGTCTCGAACTTTATGCCGAGTCTAAGGGATTCCCCCTTTCCGTACATATCGTCAAAGTCGCACTCCATTTTAAGTGCGTAGTCGTGACGGCAGGCCAGGACATAAACCGCCCTTCCGTTGGAAGCAAGGCGATACGCTTCCTTAAGTAGGCGAGTAGTGCGACCTGTTCGCCTCAGGTTGTCAAGAGGTGCTGTTGTTGATTTAGTCATAGAGGACTCGGGTGCCTGGAGACCGGGATCGAGCGTACAAGCTTGGACAATTTGCTTAAGGTGACCTCGAGATAACCGCCCCATTTTCTTAGTTTCCTCCTTGCGTGCGTCATTTTCTCGTCTAATTCTCTCAGTTTCTTCTCTGAACGCAGCATTTTGGGCAGCCAGCGCTTCAGTTTCTCGTTGAAAGGGTTTCAGCCAGTTGGGGCAGTTACTCATTGCCCCCCTTTCGTAGTAAAGTCAACACTCTCAGTGTTAACCCTGTCAACGTTAATTGCCTGAATGTCGTCAATTCCAGACTTGGTCACGATCCAGTATCCATCCCGATGGTCGAACGTAACCCATCTCTTTGTGCCGGGGCACCTGACTACTCGAAGTCGATCCCCAAGTTTCAAGATGGTTTTGGCGCTATCTGTGGCCAACTTGCAGAGCTTTGTGCTATTAGCTCGCTCCTCTTCAGTAGGGGTCATAATAGAGATCTCATTGAAATTCCGCAAGACTTCAACCAAAGAGTGTCACGGCCAATTCTGTCGGCGATCGTCTTTAGCTCAGACACATCGCACGGAACGCGCAGCCAGACTTGCTCTGGGTCTTTACTTGGGAAGAAGCCAGGCTGTACCCGGTTTACTTTCGTACAAAGGTGCCCTTCGTCGTCCATACCATACTCCTGCCCCGTTACGTCAGTAACGGTGTGTCCCGCCAGCAAGACTCTGAGTAAGATTTCTATGGGCTCCTTTAGGTTTTGTTCAGTTTTCATAAGTTTTGGGTCTGTTTTCGACAAAACTGCAATTAGAGGGGTCAGTGTGGTAGAAAAACGTCCATTCATATTGATAGTCACACTCCCAAAGGGGAAGTCCGATGGCCATCACCTCTTCTTCTAAATCACCCCAACTAGGCTTATTTTGCAAGGCAGCAGTAATTGCCCTGTCGTACTCCTCGTCTTCTACGAAGTGAGTTTTATAGAGATTGACCACAGGGTGGCCTTTATCGTAGTTATCCATAATGCCCTCCCAACCCTCTTCCTTAAACTGGTTAAGTTTTTCTTTGAAATCTTCAAGCTGTGTGTTCAGTTCCTCTAGAGTATTCCAATACAAATAACGAAAAGGGAGTACGTAATCGAGTTTCTTGTACTCCTTGACCGGCTTGAGGTAAGTTAGTTTGGGCTTTGAGGGGCCAGTCATGGCAAATTACCGTACTTGTTTAGGAGCTTGGTTGCAAAGTCTACCAACGCAGGAGTAATATCAACTCCATCTGGAATAGTTGTAAAGTAAGTTCCAAGGCAGGTGGGGTATACCAACTCAGCTTGAAAAGCCAAAACCATAATCTCCTCTACGGTTGGAATAGATGGAATACTGGGGCGGGTTGACGCACCGGCAGCAACCATTTCCTTAACTTCAGCAACAAATTCAAGGCAAGTTACTCTTTCAGGGCACGTAAAGCAGTCGTTCTCTGCAATTTCGGTGTAGGGCTTGGCCCTGCCTGGGCTGTAGCATTCTGGCTTTTTGCGAACTCGATTAAGTCTCCTCAAGAATCACCTTCGTCGGAATTTTGTAACCGGGCTTGAATTTCCATGTAAAACATGTGGTATTTAGCCATTCGCTTAAGGTCGTTCTCGGTGACACCTTTCAGACGCCGAACGTCAGTATTGTGCCTCAAGTCACAGAGTTTTACTCTCATGGCGTCTTCGTTTGAGAAAACACGGAACTTGTATTCTTCGTAGGTTTCCCCTGGTGCTTTCGTTAGGCAGCGAATGCCCTCGATGATTCGAGGAGTGAACCCCTGATCACGTAAATCTGCGTAGGTGACCTTGGTGTCTTCAATGATGTCGTGGCCGAGCGCAATGCACTGAAGCTCAACGTCGTTTGTTTCCAGGTAATGCATCACCTTGAGCGGGTGCAAAATGTAAGGGTTGCCACCCTTGTCGTACTGATCGGCGTGGGCGTTGGTCGCCAGTACCAGCATTTTATTGAGGAGTTGTCCTTTCATGTCTTTCCCAGAAGCGTTTGTCTTGTAACTACTATAGCGTTTTCTCTTCGAGAAAACAAGGCGGGAAACCATCCCGATACAGCCGGTTATCCACCGTTTTTCGCTACCTCCCTAGCCCGGTCTCGCATTGAGTATATGCGTCGGCATTCGTCGTCGCTGAGCCCAAGGGCCATGGAATGAAGGTGACTAGCACAGGTAATTTTGTCCAAAACTCTTGACAAAGCCCATGCAAAGTCTCCCTCTGGGGGGTCGTAAGTTGGGACCCAGTCTTTGGTGTGACGCCAAGGGTGCGTTAACCCCTGGTTTCTATAGTGCGCCACATTCTCGAAACGAGTATGTTGGTACCCGTCCTCTTCTTCTCCCATCAAAATTTCAATGGCACCGTCCGAGTCCATGTCTTCGAAGTCCGGGAGATGGGGTGGATAGTTGTATGAGGTGGATGATGTGTGGGTGGTGTAAATCATGTTTAATATACGAAACTTTTCTGAAACCTGTCACTTTCAGTTCGTATTGCAAGCTCAAGTCCGTTCAAGGTTGAAACCTGGGGAACACCATAACGCTCACAAACAATGTCAACGTTGCCCTTACGGTGGAATCCTTCGGGGCAGCATACAACAGTCTTCCTGACAGTGTGGAAACTGAGTCCGGTGTCGAAGCCAAGTTCGAACAAAGAAACGGGGGCCATGGTGCCCGGTGCTAGATATACTACAACCATACTGGCCCTCTCTAGGCCGTCAAGCTCCCACTCAACCTGCTCTCGAAACACCGGGTTATCGGCGCTTTGAACCCAAGTTGGGTCCCAATCGTCGCGTCGCGGATTGTAAATATCAATGTCGAGGTCAGCAAGACTATGTTCGAGGTCAGCTTGCCAGTCGGGTGCAGAGCCCATTTCTATTGAACCTGCAAGAAACACACTGAGCCTCGACGAGAAAGGGGGTAGCTGTGCCGGTGGTTTGTAAATAGTAGCCATGGTTTCAAGGTTAAGTAGTTGTGATTAAATTACCAGGAAATTAAAATGTGAAGGGTCCCAACTAGTCTAACCTTGTACCCGTCTTCTTCTTCTAGAACTCTAGCAACTTCCCCTTTAGTGGAGTAATCGCAGTCTCCAAAGTAAACGTTCGTATACTTGACACCGTAACCCCTCTTAATATCCTCACGTATGGCTTTGTAGCAGTGCTCCAAAAATCTCCTCACGGTTTCAGGGTTAGCTTGTGGGTCCGGGGGAGTTACAGACCTCTGTGAAGCTTCAGCAGCTGTGATTCGGTTTGAAACTTCAAGGTTTAGCATTGTTGTTGTTTTAGGTTACTAAAGAGTTAGGTACAAGCTGCTGCGTCCTCCAGTGCTTGTCAGTTTGAACGTGACCTTTACGGACAAACTTAGCAACAGAAGTGCTAAAGTTATCGTAGTGAAAGGAATCAGCAAGGCGAACTACATAGCCTTCTGTCGTGTTGGTGTCCAGGCCCTTTGCCAGATTAAGGGCCACGGTCTCGTCCCAGAGTCCAGAGTAAAGAACGGGAACAGGGGTGACCCCTAACATTTCAAAGTAGTCTTCAGTGTCCTCCCATGACAATGCCCGGTTGTGCTCGTCAAAAATGCTAAACCCGTAAAAGTATGAGTGCAAGTTGGAGTAAGAAACAGAATGTTTCGCCCAGAGGTTTTCACCACAGATTCGCCACCCTTCAGGGATTTCACTACGGATCGAAGCCCAGAATTGCTTCACCCATGCGCGGTCTTCACCACCTTTGCTGTCCAGGCTCCTGGCGTGAACATAGTCTCGGTACATCGTTGTATTCTCACCGTCCATCTTTTCCGTCACAACCACGAGGTTGCCCTCAAAATGAACGACGGACGGAACAACCTTGTCGTCAGACGTTACAGCTTCTGACCAAGGGAGATGAAAAGTCCTGGGGTACTTGGTGTGGGATTCCATGTCAGTTTCTCTGGTCTTGTACTAAGTACACCGTTTCCGCCGAGCAGAAGAAAGCGGGGGAAACCGCCTTAGCAAAGATCCGCTTAGGGTGAACCCTCGGAAACCATTGGTGAATGTGGGGGGAATAAACGAACGTTCGTACGATTATCTATCGCCCTTGGACTGAACTTTAAAAACCCATCGGTGAGCGACCCTTGTAGCAGTCGGGTGTCTCTCCACCCTTGTAGTCGTTTATTGGGGTGAGTGGAAGCTTTGTGAAACTGAAGAACCACTTTGAGTTGGGGTTAGGGGTAAGAGTTAATTTCTTTAATGGGGGTTGGACGCTATTTAGCCACCCTTCCTCGAGGAAAGGGGGCAGTTCTCGCATGCTGGCAGCAGCGGCGTTAGCAATGTCTTGAGTGCTCGGGTCTCCCTCTAGCTTAAGGGACAAAGTGATCGTGACTTGATGAGTTTCCATTGGGAATTTGCTTTCAACATACTTAGTATACCGTTTCTGCGCTGCAGAAACAAAGGAGGGCAAACCGCCCCGGAGCAACCGGGAAACCGCCTTAGCAAAGATCCGCTTAGGGTGAACCCTCGGAAAGTGGAGGCAGCGGTAAGGGTACAGCACCGGGAATAGCCTTGGGTACCCCTATCTTACGCTCTTTCGGCGGTCCAACTTGCGCGTCTGCTGAAAGGCCCCCGTAAGCCGGTGCTTCCAAGCCGGTTGGGATGAAAGTTGGTCCAGGTGAGGGAGAGTTGGTAAACTCTGTGAACTCAGGGGGGAGGCTTGGGGGAGCTGAGCCAGGGGGCGAGAGACTAACCACAAGGTGGTTGAGACAGTCTGTGTAGGGGGGCATCGTTCCCGTTTCTACTATCTTTTGGGAGAGACTCGTCCGCTGAGCGTGAACCCACTCGGACAAAATCTGCGAAATTTTGTCGGCCCAGAACTCTGCGTTCTCTTCGTCGTTGCCTTCCTGCAGAAACGCTCCTTGAATTTGACTCCAGAGGGAATTTGACTTTCGTTGGGCCCGTTCGAGCTCGGCGGTTAAGAACGAGATTTGTTCCTTAAGCCTTTCAATTAGTTCTTGGGAGTTAGACATTGCTTAATTTAGTCGTTGCGGAGTAAGGTGTTGAAAGTTGGCGAACCTAGCCGCGAAGGTAGGGTTAACATCCTTGGGCCTCAGCCAGCAGCTTCTCCAACAGCCGGTCAACCGTCAACCACTGGGCGGAAGGGCGGTACTTACGCAGGCGGACCACGTGCGATATCTCAGCTGCCAGCGCCTGGGTCCATACGGGTTCGCCTAGCCGTTGCCTCAAGTGGGCACACAGAGGCGCAGGGTCACCCCCTGGGTGTGAGTTAAACAACCGGTGGTAGTCGCTGTGGACAGACTGAAGCAGTTTGCCCAAGTCGAGAACGTAAGACTGAAACAAATTCTTCTTGAAATTAGGGTCGATCAGAACTATTCCCCCGTTATTTTCTACAATGATGTTTTCAAGAGTTAGGTCACCGTGAGAGAAGGAGGAAGGTAGTGGTTCTATTTCGTCGAGGAAATCGAAAGTTCGACAAACTATCTCGCTGTCTGCCAGAGAAACGTGTTCTGAGCGAAGACGCTCTTTGTAAGATTCCCAGTCCGCGTGTCTTGACGCCGGGATCTTAGACCAAAGGGAGACCTGGTCTACCAAAGTGTCGATCAAACGTGTAGATTCAACTTGTGTCCCACAAACACCTTCAATAAACTCAATGTCGTACTCTGAGTCCGACACACTGATTGTTTGCGGGAAGCGAACGCTCGGCGCCAAGGTATACCGAGAAGCAATGCGAAACCACTCGCACTGCTCACCGGCATCCTTACACTTTTTCCGTATGAAATCCCCAGAGAAATCCAGGGTGGCCCCACTACTTCCCTTCACTAACAAGCTCCCGAATGCGAGCGCAATCCGCCTCGTAAGTTAGGTCGCCCCACGTAACTCCTATGGAAGAAAGTGAGACTGCTTCACGACACTGCGCCATGTTTATCATATCCGTGATTTCAACTTCTCCCCGATCACTCTTACGAAGGTCACCAATGGTGTTAAGGTATCCAGCAGGGAAACGGGCAAAACCACAGAAGTAACGGCCTTCGAGACGTCCGTGTGGTTTTTCAATCACGTAGTTGTCTATCACTATTGCGAGCTGAAGATTTCGCGGATTGAGTGACTTGTTAAGATACGTAAACCTTACTGAGTCCTTAAGGTCTGAGCCGAGTAAAACTCGTTCGTCATAAGGAATCGTCCCGTGGTAGTAATTATCCCCAAACAGAACAGTGAACGGACCATTGATCACGCCTGCCCACGTGGTAATCGCAGCGCCTGGTCCGTAAGTTTCCTCACTCTGGAAACGAACAATCGGGTCGCAAATCTTGGAAACTTCATCTAGAACAGGATGGTAGATGCGTGTCCCGTCGGTCTTAATCGCCGAGCGCGAGAGCGTCAGATAGATGTTTTCCGCACCGTTTTCAAGAGCGAACTTGGCAGCCAGGTAAGGAAGTGACATCCCGTCAAACTTTTCCTCAAGTTTGTTTCGGCCAAACCGAGTACTACGACCGGCAGCAAGAATTAGTGCGTTCTTCATTGTGCGATTTCCTTGTATTTTGCGGAGAATTGAGCGGGGGTCAGTGCTTTGTCGTCTACGTAGTATGCCGCCCAAGGTTTTCCAACCAAAATGGTATCGTAGGGTACATCGAATTTAGTGCAGAACTTTTCGATTTCCTCGATAACTTCTTGTCTCACTCTTTCGATGTCACCGTATGAACGACCCATTCCCCTCGCGGTATTCAAGACGATCGTCCACCCTGCATCCTTCATTGCTCGCATACCTGCAATTACTTCCCTCTTCGGTAGAGAGTTTTCGTAATCGCGGTTTTCTGTTGTGAGGATGGTGTCGTCAACGTCGAAAACGATGGTTTTCTTCGGGTCGGGGATCATTGGTAGCCGGAAGCTGTTCTAAACATAGGGAGGAGGATCATACAGTAAAGGGCGGAAAACCGCCTTGGTGCTCAGTTAAACACTGAGATTGTCTCGTTTGTTATGGTTTTGAGGCGGATTTCAGAGTACCGGGAAAGCCACTCATCCTTTGTTCGACGGCTCTTTGGACTCGCGAGGTCAGGAAACTCGGCACAAAGTTTCTCTACGGTTTGATTATTGATCTGAAGCTTTCGCTCCAGGTCTTCACAGGTTCCGCCACCCCCTGTGTGCTGTTTAGCTTTCACACAAATGTTGTCGAATCGCAGTGTCCCGTTTCCGTTAACAGTGTGGTACAGAGACAAGAAGTAGTCGTCCTTCATACTGTACTCAGTGATTAGCTCAAAGGCTGGGTCGCCTGCGTAGAAACCAAATGCGTGGCCCATAATGAACTTGAGCCCCACAGTCACCTTTGGGTGAAGAAAACCCTTGTTGCGAACGGCATAGAAACCGAACAGGCCAATATCGCGCCGCTTGCACATTCGGAATCCTCGATCAATAAGCTCTGATAGCTCCACCACGGTTTTCAGGCGACACGGGTGGTCGAGTGGCTTCTGAGTTCCCTCGAGATTCTCCAGAAGCTCAAGTTCCTCAACGGCGCTAACGTCGTCGTCGAACGAAAAAATAGGAGTCCCTTTGTCGTAAAAGTTAGAGATGAAGTGACGTTGTCTTGTCAAACCCTTTTCACCAACAACGATATTGTAGGTGGGGTTTGAACTCTGATAAACTTCCTTCTCTTCATCGTTTGCCACGAACAAAGTCACGTGGGAACAATTAATGTCTGTTTTTTCAAGGTAATTTAGAGTGAGTTTCTTCACTCCCTCGGGCCGTCCGTAAGTTGGGATGGCAATCTGATAGTCCATATTTGAGTTCAGTTGATGTGACTGTTGTTGGAGCGTCAAGAGTAGACGTTTGCCGCGTCCTCTTATCTCCGACTGTGTTATCCAGTGGTTACACTAGGTTGCAAAAGATAATTTGTCTCCAGCGAGACACCAGCATGTCAGCGTACTGCTGTCGAGTTGGTGGGTTCGATTGCGGGTCACTATTTTCGTAAAATCCCAGTGACCACGCATCGTTAAGTTCAACTAGGCAGTACCGATTCAGGTCAGGCCTCCACCCGATGTCAATCGTGTAAGCACCAGGCGCAATATTTGCCTCTAGCACACCCATAATCTCTTCAATCAGGCCGAAGTCGGGTTCGGGGTTTCTTACGGGCTTGTCATCGTACCGCGACCACCCCTGAATTTTACCACCCCCAATGAAGTCGTGAATGTAGAACCGAAATTCCGACTCAAAGGGCACGGCCTGAGAGATCCACACAGAAGTGTTATCGGAAATTAGTCCAGGTGACTTCAGTTCGAGGTCCCCTTTGATTCCACCGGTAAACAACTTTATTGCGGTTGGCTTCACAAAGTCTTCTGGGGTTGCTTCGCCGTACACTCCCTGTCGAACCGGCCTCATAAGGTACTTTTCCAGCTCCCCCCCGTGCCCATAGGAAAAGTCTTCAGGTAGCACAACACCTGCGTGTTCACTGTAAGCTTGAACAAATTCCACCGAACCCACAGGAATCAATGTAGCCATGAAACCTTTAGGGTCTAACTTCGACAGATCATCAAACGAGCAATATCGAACAGGGTAACAGGAGAAACTACACGCAACCTTTTCGATTTGTAGTGGTCCTCCGGACTGGAGTAGGAAAGTAGGATTTTTCATCACGGTGGGCAGTTAGTTAGGTAACAACGACAGTATATTGGCATTAACCCACTGGGTCTCTTCTCTCGACAACTTAAGCCACAGAAGGTCAAGCTCGTAGAGCAAGGCCTCCTCCGCGTCCTCGTTTCCCTCTCCCCTTAACTTTAGGGACAAGCTAAGTTTTTCGCAGTAATCTTTAACTTCGTCAGTCATTAAGATTGGATCGAAGCATATTGCAGAAAATACGACCTTGCTCGATGGCATCATCCACAGCGATGTGAGTGTGCTTGTTTTCGAGTGGAAACCACTCCTTTGGGTAGTTCCGTTTGGTGGACTCCCGGTATCCTCTTTTGAGCAAGGCCATAGCATAGGTCTTACCGTCAAGAGCCGAGAAGCTAAATGGGGACTTCCCGGTGAATCGAATGAGGTACCAATACACGAAAAGAAAGTCAAACCCTGCAGGAAAACCCACGAATACGGGCAAGGCTTTCCGACCACCTGAACCTTGGTTACTGTTAGCTTTCACGGTCTGGTCAACCCAACCCGAGAAGAGCAACATGGCTTGGTCCGGGCTCCAGGTATGCTCCCGAGAGGCTCTGTAAGCCTTTGGGTGGGCCTCCCACCACGCTTGGGTAGTGGGGTCCGGCTCGGCTCCGGGTAGGGTCTCCAGGTTCACAGAGAAGGTTCCCAAGAGTTTTCCTTTAGGAGAAAACGCAGCTGACCCAAGCGAAAGCATGCTGTTAGGTCCGGGGATCGGTCCGTCGGTCTCAACGTCTGTGCTGAAATAGATTTCCATCTGTAGCTCGCTTGTCTTTGGTTATTTTACCGTGTATACGCTGCAGAAGCAAAGGCGGGAAACCGCCCTACCTTTTCCCCGGAATAAACAAGTTTGAGGCAGGTTCGTTTTCTATACGAATCAGTTCCTTGATGGCTAAGTCGTTGGTCCTTTCGATTCGAGTGAACGTGAGACCGTGTCCACCACTCTCGGCTTGTGAGGCCAGGGAGTAAAGCCCCACCGATCGTACAACAAGGCTACTCTCCGACAACCTCTCTCGTTCAGCGAGTGCTCGAAAAGCCTCAGCGAAGCTTACCGGGAGTTCCACCGTAATGGTTGTTGTTGCTTCATTGGGTTCAATACTCTCCGAGGCAACTTGCCGCTCCGCATCGCCACCGTTAAGCTGTTTGTTTGTGTCCATTGTTAGTAATTCTGTGTTTCGTTCGTTAACTGCCGCTTTGGCGGCTTCAGGGTTAATTCTCGGTGCCCCAGTAGTTGGTGTTTGAGCAACGTTCCATGCCGTGTTTGGCTTTATACGACATCCATTCCGGTGATCTCCACATTCCGCTCCAGACACCATTCCAGGTCTTGTGGCCCGTTCCGTATTCTTTGTGGTTTTCTGCCGCGTATCTCATGAAGTCACGGCGGCACTCCTCGCATTCCAGATCGTCAAGAACGGTCATGCGCTCTCGTGAGTAGAAAACGAACGACACTCGTTCAGCGTCCGGAGTTTTCGGGATCATCGCGGTGTTGCCGTGAATCAAGCCCTGGTTGTCGCCTGCAATGAAATCTCCGTCACGAAGGTCGAAAGCGCAACGAATTTCAGGGAACACAAGGTAATGACCGTCATAGTCACCTTGGGTAATTGCGGTAAGAACGGCGATACCCCCTTCACAGTTATTTCCATCATAGTGCATCGCACAGCGGAAGTTCCAGTTTAACGTAAGGGCAGTGAACACCGTACCGAAGAGGTTATAGTGCGGGTCTTTCACGTTACTGAACCGTTCGTGAAGGAGGTCCCACCTAGGGTTTTCCGGAGTGTTTAAGGTCTCTTTGAGCGCAGAGCACGCGGTCTGATAAATATCAGTGTGACTGACGAACCCTTCGTAATCTCGAACGGTAGTTGCAGTTAGGCGACCGTAAGGGTTACGTGCACCCCTATCAAAAGCACCAATCACGTTGGAATAGCACTTGTTTGAACGGTATTGTTTTCCCACATACCTGTCGTCGGCACGTTTCGCCTCAGAAACCTTATCCGTAGATGCACTCCAAGTCTCTGACAGCCAAGTCGGGAACCACCTCGCAAGTTCCCTACCCTTCGCTTCCTTCAGCTCTACTTTTCTTTCTTCGCTCAGCGTTTTCTTGCGAAGTTCCTTCTCGATAGGTTCTAAAGCTTTCTCAATTTCTGGGAAGTCCTTTTTAACATCATTCACTCGGACAGTGAGCTTTGACATGTCGGGGGAGAGAGAAGCAATTTTCAGTGCCTCTTCCACGTCATTGACTTGACCGGCCATCGCCTTCTTAAAGAAGTTTAGAATACCGTTTGTTACCCTTATCTCGAGTTGAGTAGTTAGTTCTTTACCCGCAACTAGACCTCGTTGGTCGGAGTACAAGTCTCTTGCTGCCCAGCGAAAGTATTTCCAAGTTTCCGGGCTACCTTTCGAGCCATCGCGCAGCTTGGGAAAAAGTGCCTTACGAAAGGCAACAACTTTCACTCCGCCCACATAAACGTCGCAGTCTTCTTGAATAAGGTTGTCGTAAGAGGTTTCGTCAGCGAAATAACCAATGTAATCTTTCGGGTCGCACTCGTATAGTTTGTCGAGGTCAATTCGACGAGGTTTCGGGCGAGAGCGTAAATCACAGACAACGGCTTCACTCACAGAACAGTTATCGTTGCATTTTTCATTTCCGTTCGAAGCAGCTTTATAACTCTTCGTTAAGTTTTCTGTCACAAATGTCATCTTTGGTTGATCGGGAGGAATTATTGCCCAACGATGTTAACTGGCTCTTTTTCTTGCGACTAAACAAAAGAGTTGACCCTAGTAAAAGGTGTCACTAATTAACATCAATCATACACTCTTAAAGAGTATTGGTTGGTGTCTCGGGCAAGGTTGAAATAACGGTTAACAGCAGCTTGTATGAACTTTTCTCCCTGTCCTCGACAGGCACAAGTTCGTTTAGAGCTAGCAAGGAAAGCTGCTTCAGCATTGGGCCAGATGGCGAACCAAACTGTCGTACTAGCTTAGCGGGAACACTCGGGCCGTAACCTTTTGCACCTGCTTGTTCTTTCCTGTCAAACTCCTGTGCAATTTCCTTGACTACCCACTCTGCCACCTCTTGCACAAAAAGTTCGGTTTTAGATTGGTCTTCAGAGAAGTAACGTTCTCCCCCATTCATTCAATTGTTCTTGTTTAGGTCTCATAGTACATGTTTTGGTTGAAATAAAAAGAGACCCGAAGGTCTCACTGAAAGTACTCGAATTTTTGTGAGAACGCGGCCCTCATCACAGACTGCATGTTTCGAGCAATGTCTAGATCTTTGCTACAATGAACTTTGTCGCCCAAAAGCTCAGGTATGACGAATGGCTGACTCTGTGTAATCTCGTCTTCGTAGAAGTGAATGCGGTGTTTAACTCCGGTGCTTTCACAAAGTTCGTTGATTCTCTTTGCCTCCTTCACGAAGTTTTCACCGTGGCCTTTAATCCCGTCGTCTTGGCGCTCAAGATCAAGATACTTGTGAAGCATCTCGTGCAGGAGGACGCTTCGTGTTTTTACAGGGTCACCTGCAATTACGCGAGAGAGGCGAATGGTTCCGAACCCACGTCGTGCAGACGTTTTGTATGTGCCAAGGATTCTGCGACCCATGCGACCGTCCCACTTTAGAGTGTCGTATCGCGACCAAGTTTCTCCGTTTTCGTCTGTCCGAGTCTTACAGGGAAGAACTGGTAAGTCCCCGTTGAAGTAGCGGGCGTTAAATTCTGCGTAAATCTCTCCAAGATCGTACATCACCGTGGGATCCGGGCAGAACCGGTGAAAGAACGACTCAGAAAGGGTCGATTTTAGTTCCATACACCTACTATAGCGTCTTACGATTGAAAAGGCAAGCGGGGAAACCGTCCTCGAAAGGTTCGGTTAACCGTCGCTTGCCCGGTGAAAGTGCTGCTAGAGACTAGCAGATCTCAGTTAGCTTTGTAGCTGTACGTGAGCTTTGCTTGGTGCTTACCGTAATTCTGTTTTTTCACAGACCAGGACACGGCTAAGTTCTCCCTGGTCACTTTCTTCCCGTCTCGGTCTTCAAGGGGGAAGTCAAAGACGTCAACAGTGTTTCGCTGAGGATTGACAGCAACGAGCAAGACTGAGTCTGGCTTATCTGCTTCAGATGCGAAGTTGATAGGGCTTATCTCAGCAGAGTTCGCACAAGCGACCAGTGCGTTATCGGCTCTACGTGAAATGACGCGAGTGAACACTCGCAGTCTTTTACCGTTGTCCGTAACAACGTCCACGTACTTTCCATCCGTTTCGTCAGCAGTTCGGCCCCGAAAGACTTCACGCACGAGGTCTCGCCCCAGCCAGCGGGTGTCGAGTGATACATCCCTCACAGACCCGTCGGGTCGGGGGCTTAGGGTGGGTGCAGTCAGGAATCGCGTAGCACGAAGGAGAATTTGTCCAGCGTGCTGCTTATCAAGGGGCTGAGCAGTTTGGGTAAGCATTTTCGTTGTCGGATTGACTCTTTAACTATACCGTTTCTGTAGGGCAGAATAAAGGGGGTTAACCGCCCTAAGGTAAGGGTTAACCGTCCAACCCCTTCACCAAGTCAGTCGTGGTCAGCTTGGTCTACACTAAATCCGGCACGAGTCGCAACTATGACGTTGTCCGAACCAAACATGATCTTCATGATCGGCTCCATAACACTTGATGTGAGTAGCTTCGCCAGGGAGTGTGTGGACTCAACGTTCACGCCATCAAACTTAGGGTCCTGGTCCGACCATACCTCATCCTTCTCACCGTCGTACTCACCCCAGCTCGTCAGGTCGTCAAGATCGTCTCCTTCGGCGTTCGTGAAGTACGGGTCATGCACGCTAAACGTACACGGATCCCCATCGTTGAAGTACGGGGCGTATTGAGACCACGTTACGGCCTTAATCGCAGGGTTCTTTTCCCAGAACTCAGCAAAGTACTCTTTTAGCCTCTCCTGAGCGACCTTTTGGAATCTCTCTTGTTGCTCTGTAAACTCTTGAATAAGTAAGTCGAGGGATTGTGACATGGTTTAGTCTCCGATTGGAATGAATTTGGTTTGTTTGTTGGGTGACTTGTTAGTGCCAGACATCCACGGTTGTGCAACCATGTTGTTTAGGTACTTTTCGACCGTGGGAATGAACCCGAGGTCTTGAATAATGTGATCTTCGGCGATGTCTCGGGGAGAGTAAGTTATTCCAGCAGAGTTTGTGCGTGTGCGACCGAACATCTGCTCAACGACAAAACACCCGAACGACGAGTGCAGCAATGCCCGGTGACGAATGTCGGGAAAGGCAATCTTGCTACTGTCAATAAAGTCGTCTATATCAGCGTAGTCGTCGGGTGAGCCTCCGTACTTTCTGGCATGTATCCTCCCGTGTAGAAAAGGTTTCATATCAAATGTGGAAGTTTTAACAGAGTTTTTCGTCAGTCTAGCAAGATCGTGGCTGACTCCATGAGGTCTCCCGCTCAAGCCGAACTTTGTAGGTTTCTTTAGAAGTGTCGTACCAAAACTCGGGATCGTCTACTCGGCACGGTGGCACGTCCGTGAAGTTCGCCTCTCGGGGCAAAAGTTGGGATACTAGTCGTATGCATTCCCGGGTAATCTCGTCAACCGTTTGACACCCGTCGATTGTAACCACGGGGTAACATTTCACTCCCAGTTGTTCGTTGGGCTTTTGAAATCCCGTAAGTATGCGGTCGAAAAAAGGTCGTTCTGACCGCTCAAATCTGTCTCGGACAGACAGCCCTTCGTTTTCTCGCCTTGAGATCCGTCTCATAGACTCATCAGCGGGGACGTCGAAAAACAGTTCTAAGTCAGGGTACAAGACTCCGCAGGCAAGTTCGTGGGATTTCTCTACCGCTTCAGGCCCCAAACCTCGTCCCCACCCTTGATAGGCTAAGGTGCTCGCGTAAAATCGGTCACATAACACCCAGTTGCCCTTTTCTAGCTCCGGCATTATTACTGTTGCAACATGCTGAGCCCGGTCGGCCATGAGCAGTAAAAGTTCGGCTTTCGGTGTGATCGCAGCCTCAGGGTTCTTAAGCAAGTCTCGCACACCGGGTAAACATCCTGGTTCTCGAGTTTTAACAACCTTGGTCCCTTCGGGTAGTCTCCCACTACGTGATAGCCAGTCAAACACAGCGTGGAGCTGGGTTGTTTTTCCGCAGCCGTCAAGACCTTCAAAGGTTATTAACTGTCCTGTGTAACTCATAGCGAAATTGTTCGAATATAGTTTTGGTAACGGGTGAAGCGACCAACAGACGCTTTCACGTTCAAGCTCCGACAAGCTTCACAGTAGGAGAGAAACTCGTACCACGGGGTTGTGGGATCTAAAGTCTCGAGCTTGGCCTCTGCCCCTGTGACAGAAGTGTCAGGGTCTTTAGTCATGTCTCAGCCACGGAGGCGCCCTGAAAAAGTTTGCAAGATCGTCTGGGGATTGGGTGGGGTCCAACTAAATGAGAGGAAGGATCCGCAAAGCCGAGGTTCATCCCGTCGATAAGTTCGTCGAGAGACCCCGGCTCAGGCTCCCCCGAGATTGCCCTCCGACGTGCTTTCTGAAGGATCTCGTAGGCGTGGCGATTGTGGTCTGACCATTTCTGAATAAGGGAAATCTCCTCAAAGGAAACCTCATCGTTTCTTGAGATTCGGTCTGCAATGGTTTGTAGTTGAAGTCGTGTGTCAGTGGACAACATTTGACCGGGGGATTGTGGGACTCAGAGGTCGAAGGACGCCAGTGAATGTGCTAAACAGATTTCGTCTGATGCTTGCTTGCATTGTTCGGCGCAATCAATTAGAACTTGAGCGTAGTCAGCCCTACCGATGTCGTCCACTCGGTCAATGTCACGTTCGAAAGACGCTTGCTTCTCCTTGAGAAGGTCGTTTATGAGCGACCAAGTTTCACGAGGCAGGGAAACGGAAATAACAGGATCAATTCTCATGGTTGGTGTTTGGTGTTTTGAGTGGTTGTTTGGCACCGTGGGCGCACCACGAAGTTGCTCTACCATGAACTTTGCAACAAGCTCCTGTCGCTCAGGTACGACGTTTGGCAGGTGGAAGCTCATTTCGGCCATGGTAGCCATTATGTCTCTTCTTTTCCTAGGGGGGTGGTGCGAGTGTGTATGAATCATTGCATAACCTGAACACAAGGAATCCCAAGTTCTCTCACAACTTTACAGTTGTCTTGGTTGTCGTCGTACCAAAGCGAAGGACGTCCGAAATCTTCAATAATTGCGAGAGCTTGCTCGGTCTTAACGTAGTGGTCGGGGCGATCGTCCCCGTCCTCTCTCATGTATAAGGCGTCGAACTTAACACCCACACTTTGTAGCCAGTTTTCTGAGTCGGCTCGAAGACGATTTGGGCGAGCAGTGGATATCACGATTGAAACCCCGGAGTCAGCCAGCAATGTCGCAAGTTGAACGAGTGGCAAATTGGCTCGAAGCGTTGCAACATTATCTTCGTAATACCACTCACTCGTAAGTGTCATATCAATGTCAAACACTACTAAGGGGTTATTTTTAGGTGTCACGACACAAGGGCAATATAAATACTGTCTAGTTTTTGAAGCAATATGTTCATTTTCGCTGCCTCGCTCACAGCCAAATCAAGCTGTCCACGTGTCACATAAGTTGCAATAACCTGACTCGCTTGTGCCCTGAAGGTGGAGGAAAAGGCTTCGGCACACTGAGCTAAAACGAGCCAGTCTGAGTTGGGGAGACTCACCGAACGGTGAATTTCTTCACCTTCACACTGTGTAAAGACCTGTGTAATCGCGGAAGTATGGCTCATGGGTTAGGATTGGGGTTTTTTGGCCATTTCAAGCTGAGCCTTGTAGAGTGCCACCCTCTTCTGGGTACCCTTCTTAACAAGGTTCAGATGGTTGAGTGTTCGAGTGGGGTTTGTTGGTTTCATTGGGTATGGTGTCGCCTCTTGTGAAGTTGGTTTAGGAAGAGAAAGCCCCCTATCTTAGTGAAAACCTCGATTGGTTGCCACCTTAGGTACGAAGAGGTAAGATACCACTTTCCTTCGGCATTTTTGTAAACTTTCCCCACGAGTACATCCGTAGTGGGGCACTTGTAGGTTACGAACGAGGGGAAGTTAAACCCAACTCGAAGGGGTGACTTGTACGGGGCAGGTTTATCGTACACGGTTGACCTCATCCCAGTAGTCTGATCGTGGTTTGCTGGTTTTCGTCACATCTCTGACTCGGACCGTAGCTTTTCGCTTTCTAAGCATTTCAGCCAGGGTGGCCCTAAGTTTAGGGTCCGTGGTGGTATTATAGGCTTGTTCGAGTCGCTCGTAAACTGCGGCCCGGTTCGGGATCTGCAGGTTTTCCTTGTTCAGTACCTCAGAGCTGAGGTCCAGGGTTCCTAGTTTACCTTGGATTTTGTTCCTTCCGAAGTTCCCCGAGACTCTGCCGTTCGTTCGCAGTTTCGGCTTAATTTTGCTTAAGTTGCTGTTTTCCATGTCCTACACATGCTCCACAGAAAGGTTGCTAGAAGCTTCGCAGGAGTACTGGAAAGCCAAGTCCATGAGGTAGTCCTCTACTTGCCTGAGCTTTTCAAGAGCCGCTTCCCGTTCCTCGCAGAATAACTCCCATGCTTCCTCATCCCTAGTACCGCGAGAGGGGCAGTTCGCTTGGATAAGTTTCTTTCGGGCATCGTGAACAGACGCCCAAACCCCGTTGTACTCAGACGCAAGGGCAGAAGCATTAGTTTCACTCTTCTCAGTGGCAGGGGTGCAGGTCATTGCTTTGCTTGTGGGTGGGACTGAGGAGTCAACTTTTGAAGGAGGCAGGCGCGGCGAGCTCTCGCTTGGCGAAGGGCTTGGGGCTTGGCCCTGCCTTTTCGTTTTCGGCCCTTTTGGCGGGGTCCAAGTTTGGAGCGGACTGAGTCGTTTTCCATACATTTACTATACCGTTTCTGCGAGGCAGAAACAAAGGGCGAAAACCGCCCCATGAAGGAGGGTTAACCGCCCACTCTCCCACAAGGACTAGTTAGGGACTGGATTGTGTATTAGCCCAAAGACGTTCAGGGTAATACCTACTACGATGACAGCTACCACATCCCACTGCTTTTTCTTTACAAAAAATGGAAGGCTCAGAGTGCTCCCTGTAATCAGAATTAATAGGCCCACCTTGCGGTCCAAGAAAAGCAAAACAAATTGTCCAACTACCAACGCAATATTTCCAAGGATGCGGAGGTAAGTGAGTCTGGGGCGGACACACGGGTATTTCATGGTCCGAAGGTGTGATCGGTAGTTATTCGTCCTACGAAACAACCTTGAGTGTTTTCAGAATCTTGCTCAACCGTGCTGGCTTCAAGTACGACTTGAACTCTAAACCCTCAAAGAGTGCTTCTACACTCTGTTCAGACGGCGGTGAAGATGCGTACCACGACATGTCGGGGACGTCGTTCTCAAGAGTGACCAAGCGAAGGTTACTAAAGAATGTGGACGCAGTTGAAACCACTTTAGGATGAAACGCGATTCGATCGGCGAGCGACAGCTCTGAGTTTGTACCGCTGGTTTGGCACTCTTGGATTATCTTCACAGCGGTCTTCGGGCCAACGCCGGAGACACCTGATATGTTATCTGAGGAGTCCCCAGACAAAGCCTTGAAGAACTTGACGTCTGAGGGGGGAACACCGAAGTGCCTCTTAACACCCTCAATGTCAACCATCTCCATTTTCTTAGCTGAGTTGAAAAGCAGCACCTTTACTCTGTCGTTGACGAGCTGAAGCAAGTCCTTGTCGCAAGTCAAAATGTGAACTTCACTATACGCAGGAGAGTTACGAGAAATATGGGCTACAACATCGTCCGCCTCAAAACCCTGGGCACCCACTGGCGAAAAGCCAAGAGCTGGAAGGACGTCTTCAACCAGGAGGGAAAGGTCGGAGTAGTGCTCAACGCTGGCCTTTTCTCGATTCGCCTTATAAGTACCAGATTCTGTCTTGCGAAAGTTCCCACCCTTATCGGTACAAGGAACTACGCAATCGTACTCGTACTGAGCCATTACGGCGAATAAGGCGTTGCAAAACCCATAAGTCCCAGTTACCGGTGCTCCATAGCTCGTAACCATTTCACCCATAGCTCGACAGAGAGCTGAGCGAGAGCGAAAGAATAGCGCGGATGTGTCTACGAGAAGCAGTTTCATTGTTTTGGTGTCGGAACTTGGCTCTATACTAGTCCTTGCGAGGTTGCCGTGAAAATTGGTGAAAAGTATTTTGAGTGACGTTGTAAGCGGTTAGGCGACCCTTCGTCTTAATAAACGCACCCGTATCTATATTTACGCGTTGCCCCATCACAATCGGGATATAGTCCTGTGGGGGTTCTTCGAAGTTGGTGGGGGTATGCCCGTGAACAACTTTCTTCAGTCTCGGGTTCCACCCTTCGAACTCCGGCCCATAGGTCAAGAAAGGTTGACGAATCCATAGCAGTGCCTCCCCCCTTCCGTCGGCGATGAGCTTTGCAGGGTCGTGACCGGGGTAGATCCCCGCGTGAATGAAGAGAGTGTCCGCAATCGTCATGTATAAGGGCAGCTCCCGAATCCACTCCTTATGCTTTCTTTCCATCTCACCAACCTGGTCATAGTTTCCGCCGTTTTGAACCCACAGCACGTAGCTACTGCCGAATGGGTCTTCCAAAGCATCAAGAAACATCCTCTCGTGGTTTCCCATCAGGGCATAAAAGGCTTGAAGCCCCCAACTTTCCGGATCGTCGAGGAGCTTTTTCGTATACTCCAAAACTTTCAGGTCGCCCCTACCACGATCAATCATGTCACCTAAAAGTATGACGGTGGCTTGAGACCCTTTCACCCACTCCAAAAATTGTTCGAAAAGAGTCCAGGTCGCGTGAATGTCCCCCAGAGCAACTACGTCCCCCGGCTGTATTTTGTTGTCGTAAGTTATCATCTCGTCAGTATATAAAGTCAATACGGTGGAAGGGTTCGTTGGTGATATTCTTGAGGGAAGCTTGTAAGGAGGCGTGCATGCGCTCAATTACTTCTTCCGGAACCTTGCGGTCGCGAGAAGCATTCTGGCGTAGGCAAACGGCGAGGGGCTTTTCAATGACTACCGCAGTAACCTTATCGTAACCGTATGAGTTCAGTATAGCAATTGCTTCCTTGCGGTAAGCTGCCCTGTAATGTGTTCCGTCCATAATCACGGTGCGACCTACACTCTCCTCCAGAATCTCAAGCATGCGGTCGTGGATTTCTACGTAATTTCCTTGAATGTCCGCGTTTCCGTAGAGCTCGGCGCGGATTTCATCGCCGGAAATTACAACGGCATCTGGGTGAAGCTCTAGTAGCTTAGCCACATGGGTTGACTTACCGGAGCCGGGGGCACCGACCATCACGTATGCTTCGAGGTTGTTTTCCATACTTGTATTATACCGTTATTCCTCGTCAGGGCAAGGCGGGAAACCGCCCCAGGGTGAACGGTTTCCCAGCCAGCCTTAACTTAAGGTCTCAGTGCGAAAAAAGTTATACTCTTCAACCCACTCATGAAGAGGGTCCTCATTCACAACGTCCCCACTGTTGTTCACATAGTCTTGAACCACCCAGGCAATCTCTCTAAACTCCAGGTCGTTCCAGGGCCATGAAGCACCCACTTTGACGCCAGGGTAGCTCCTAAGCAGATACCTTAGCTTTTCTTTGAGCTTTTCTGAACTTTTCATTGTGCCTCAAGAGTGTTGCAAGTTTAAAAGCGTACCTGTTCCCCTGAAAAGGCGCAGGAGTTTTGCCTTGGTCTAAAACCTTTCTTAGTGCCGTGCTCGAACCACTTCGTTCGTTCTCGTGAAAAGAAACACCAAAGCAGTGCGAAAGTTGCAGTCCGAGTGAAGCTTGGTCAGATCCCAGAACGAGAACCACCTCGCTTTGCTTCCTGCTTTTTAGAACATCTGACAACCCTGCATAGGGATCGATGGCCTTTAGAAATGATACCCTACTCAGGTCAATGCTTGCTTGGCGGCATAGCGTTCGCAGAAGTAATACCCGAAGGTCCCAATCGTTGTTCTTTCTCCCCACGGACACATATACTTTAGCGGTCGAACCGAGGGTGAGCAACTTTTTAACTAGCTCAACATGGCCGGGGTGGCCTATGTTAAACCTCCCGAACGTTACAGCGGTTTTCACAGTTGTTTTGGGTGTCAGTTGTTTTGGGTGTTTTCGGGACCGGATGCCCCGTCAGGTCGAGCAAAGGGGCGTCAGGGTCGTAGTGCACGTATCCCTTTCGAGAACCTTGCCACATTCGGCTAGGGTCCATGCTATGTTTGTCCGCCACCCCTTTCCCAGCTAACGCGGCAAGTGCTTTGATAAAGCCATGAGTTTCTTCGTAGGAAACATTTAGATTCACGTCAACTTTCCACAGGAGTCGGTAGGAGCTTTTTCCGGAGTGTTGGCCGTCAGAAAACGTTCGGTAAGCGAGCCAAGGCTTGTAGCCTTGCTCAGTGTAAAGCTCGACCATTTTCCCAGGGTTAACCTCACACTTGTCAAAATCCACTCCAATGAGAGTTTGCGTATGCCAGCACAGGCGCTGATATTGAAGCTCCATAAGGTCGAGTCCTTTGAACAGACAACCGTAGAAGGCGCATCCTTTCTCGGTCACCAGCTCAATGAAGGCCCGGCCACTGAGCGACTCCCATGGCCTTTGAATCATGTGATCCCTAAGTTTTCCGTATTCCTGGAGAGTTTCTGGTTTGTGCAGGCGTCCTCGGTGGTCGATTTGACAGAGGATACTTTTTGGCTTCATTTGCTACTGAGTAGGCTGATTGAAGAAGAGTCTTTCACTATACTCCGCCTTTATAGTCTGAAACCTTGTTCTAACCTTCTTTTCCAAGTCAACTTCGGGTAATCCGTAGATAATCGCAGGCCAAAATAAGTCCCCAATTCTGCCGTCTCCGCCACCATCCCAGTTGTTAAAGGAATGTTGTGCAACTTGTTCGACGAAGGAATTAAGCGGGAGAAGCTTTGGCATATTCAATCTTGTTGAGGGGGCTAACGAGAAAGAACCAGCAGCCGTTGGCCATCCAAGAGTGCGTTTCCCTATCGTCAAAAACTAGCGCGTCCCCTGGCCTCATAAATGTCATTTTTCCGCCAGCGTAAAATTCGCCTTCAGATATGAGCTGGCTGCAGTAGGGAGCTTCGTCGTCAGGGGTGTGCCCCCCGAGAAAAACCAGGAGAGACAAACCTGACATCTGGTAGTCTTCGTGCGAACCTACGGACCCTTTCCCGTACACAACCGTGGCGCCCTCGCGGCGCATATTGTCAGTCGGGGATGGAAACCTGTATTGCTGTTCTGCACGATTTAGAAGCAAAAGTGCCTCTTGCAAAGTGGAGCGAAGCCAGTCTGGAACTGACCTAGATCCAACATCCCCCAGAGTCCACAACCGTGGGTCGGACCTACGTGTGCCCGCCGCATCTTCTGACACCGACCGCAGGAGTTTTTCAATAGTGAAATTAGGGACGGTAACCTTGCCGTCAATTTTGATGGCACGCTTCATACTTGGAGAACTAAGCTCGCTTACACACCCATTATAGCCCCTTTGATCCGGGAAGGCAAGGGTGGAAACCGTCCCTTTTCACCTGATCTTAAGTGTATCCTGTAGGATCAGAGACTCTTCTTCCTTTGGCCCTAGTATCCAGTGTCGCTAGTGCGAACGTCGGTTCGTCAAAGACCAACGTCAAGGTTAAGCTCGTCAAGAGCACTTTGAACTTCCGACCTTCCTGTGTTCTCGTAGACCACACTTCCCCCACTACCCGAGAAACCCTCAACAAATTCGTCAAGGTCGTCTAAGTCAGCGTACTTTTCAATTAGGTCAGTGTACCCCGCGTTAAGCACGGCCTGAAAGAAGCCGTCGTCGTCAAGCTCGTCAATTGCCGCTTTCACGGAGAGAGAGTATACGCGGAGAACTTCGCTTATTGGTGCGTTGTTAATCACTCGTGAAATCACTTCATTCACGAATTCTGGTTTGTCTTTAATTGTCATTTTGCATGTGTATAACGGTTTCTTTAGCGCCGTTGAACCTTCGAGTGTTCAAAGGGGAAACCGTAAACGGAAGAGGGGGGATTTGAACCCCCGGAGGTTTAACCCTCTACAGTGTTCGAAGCTGCTGCTTTCAACCGCTCAGCCACTCTTCCACTTCTTTGGTATTTACGGTTAGGTTTGTAACCGCACTTACTTAATTTGTTCAAAAACAGAAACAGTTTGTCTGGCCAAGATAAGACAGGCAGGGAAAGCTTGGGCCCAAACATGGGGGTCTTTCTACCTTTCCAATTTAGGCCGATTCCGGCCTCGCTTTCTAAGTGTATGACAAGGATTTCAGGCAACAATTCTCTTTTTTCTCGAGGCCACTCTTTACAGTGCATTACATCAGTACGGTCCGCAAACCCATGCTTGTCAGGGTATCGCGAAATTCCTGACCCCTTAGGATTCCATAGCTGGAAATACCCAATAGGCTCATAGCCACCGTGCCAAGTTTTGTACTCTGCAACTCTAACCCCGACCGGGAATCTTGTCGGGTGGATAAAAATCCAAGAGTCTTGGATGGGGGAGGGTTTATCTAAGAATCTCAACCACTCTTCGTAGCCAGGGCACATTAGACGGTCGGCCCCATAGATTTTGTCTTCGATTAAAGGTAAATTTTCCAAAGTTGACCGTGTTTGAGGTGGCAAATAAATGTCTGAGTCCAGGTGCAGAACCCATCCGTCCTGGCTTAGCTTTTCTAACCCCGCATTTATTCCTTTGCCCTTATTGAATGCGTCACCGCCGTCATAGAACACATCTGTCTGAACACATTCCACGTTGTAGTATTCGCACAGTTTTTTAGTATCTTTATCTTTACTATCGGTAACAACTACAAGTTTGTCAAACTGATTTCTGGTGCTGGGTAAGGTATGCGCCAAAAAGTCTGAGTAGTTTACGCAAACAATAACGGCTTCTATTTTCACGACTTAGGTGGGGGTGATGAGTTACCCTTACTTTACCCTGGAGGTTTAACCCTCTACATTGTTCGAAGCTGCTGCTTTCAACCGCTCAGCCACTCTTCCTTGTCACCGTGGTGGGCCACTCCTGTGCCGTTCACCGAAGATGGCCTTTGTGTGGGATCTTTAACGAGTTTTCGAGGACTTGAAACTAAGTAGGCGTGTAGGGAGTCGAACCCTAACTAGCCGGTAATCTGCCGGAGAGGACTGTATAAGGGTCCCTGTGCACCGTACACCACACGCCCAGGAAAGGGAACCACCGTGTGGGGTGGAACCCAAGGTAAAGCTCAGACAGAGGGAGTTTGAACTCCGAATGCCAGGTCAAATTCGTCAAGGGCACTTTGAACTTCAGTGCCGGTGCTTGCCTCGCTGAGCTTCAGAAGGAGCTTTGCTCCCCTGGGGCTTTTGCTGCTAATTCGTGCGGCACGATCAACTATAGAAAGATTTGCCATTTTTTATTGTTGTTGTTTAGTTTGGCTGCAAAGGCAACCGACGCCCTGAGAGGGATTCGAACCCACGACCGGTGTCTTAGAAGGACAGTGCTCTTCCACTGAGCTACCAGGGCTTTCATAACTAGAATAGCGTCCCACAGGGGGAGTAAACCTTATCTGCAAGGCACCCTTGACTTAAGCCCCCTCTCCTGCGTCATTGGACTCCCCTCTCACCCACTCAACCCAGTAGTCTCGCGGGCATCGCATGTTTGCCATTGTTGTCTTAGCGGGTAGAAAACACCCGCACTCGTCACAGGTTGAACTTTTTTCTTCAAAGGATCCGCACACATTGCTCTCACAAATTGAGAGTCGGTCCTTCGCCACTTGGCGAGGGGCAAACGACGGATCTTCCAGCATTCGTTTAGCTGTGTCAATCAAGGATGCGCCGAAACTTCTGCGGCAACACTCTGGCTCTTTATTCGTTTGTTCCAACGTTGCTCTGCGAAAGGTCTGTATAGTGTAATTTACCCGGATCAGTCCGTAAAGGTGCACAAGACCGAGAGATGCTTGTACAAAATACTCTCATCGAAAAACCGGTACTCCGACGAAAACTCTTCCCTCTGCTGAAAGTGTTCGAGCTCTTTTAAGGTGGCCCTAACAACCGGGCAGTCTGAAACGTAATCCTTGTACCAGAAAGTGTTGAACTTTGGAATGTACCTCCACCTATCCCCGTGCGGAATCCAAACTTTTTCAAAGTTCGTTTCGTGTAGCGAGCACGGGTCGTTCCACGTATCGGGGTCTACAACACTTATCTGCTGCACGATATCTTTCGTATCGTCAAGGAACGCCTGAAAGTAAAAGTCGTCAGGTGAGATTTTCCAGGTTAGGTTGACAATTAGATAGGGGATGTTGGGAAAGTCCCCTGACTTCACCGAAACCTTCTCGGCCACCCTTAAGCTAGTGATTGCCGTTTTCATCTTCCTCCGAAATGTTTGAAACTTCCGGGGTTCCCCTCAAAAGAAGCGTCTCAAAGAATTCGACCACGTCCATGCGATTAGTCGTATCAACTCCCGCCGTGCGACAGAACTCGATCGCTTCGTACTCAAATGGGAAGAACGGGTTGGACAAGCCGAAAGATTTAAGTCTCTGCAGGAAACAGTCTCGGATTGCGCCATAAAGGGGCGGGAAATCGGACTCGTTAAGTTCGACGGTGCGTTCAACTTTCGACGGTGCGTTATACGTGATTTTCATACTACTCAGTGGGGGGTACTGAATGGGAATTACGTTCAATAACTTGTTCCAGGAAAACAAGTGCTTGTTTGTCAGTGTCGAAGAAGTGGTCTGCTGCATTCGATCCGAGAAGCACCTCTCCCGCTTCTTTAGGTGAGAGAGCAAAAGCACCTATCCCTCCCATAACCTGCGCGAAGCCCGCCAGACAGTGGGTGGTCCCGCAGTGTTGTGGTCATTGTTTCGTTCAAGGGGGTAGTTTGTTTGGAAAGAGTCGTGCGGGTATAAGGTGCGGGGCTTTGCCCAACTGAGCAAACCTGGGGGAACAGCCTACGTGTCACAAAGTAAGTTGAGACACCCTGGTCGCTGCAAATGTAGAGGCTCAAGGGCTCTTGGGTTATGTACACGGAGGCACGAGCCGAATTGCTCAGTAACTTGCACTTTTCAGCTAGGACTTTCTCTTCTTCTCTCTCAGTCTTGGAGGCATGCTCATCGGCTCTACGGATGGCCACGTCAATTGCCGCCACCACTTGAATTACTAGTCCGAGTGCCGCAGTAAAGAACACAAGGCCAACTACAGCGCGAACGTACGGGTTTTCGGGTTTCATACTTCGTGTCGAATGCGGTATTTCATTGGATGGTTGACGGTGGAAGGTGAGCTGATTAACTTTAGCGTGTTCACGGCAAGGGAGAGGGGGCGGGAAACCGCCCATTCCCCGTGGTGAGATCTTAGGAGCGGGACCCTTGGGCCCGGTGCCCTATGGCTAGCTTTTCCTAGAAAAGGCAAGGCAAGGCGGGTAACCGCCCTTCTAGTTCGGTGGTGATGGCGAAGAGTTCGGCACGGATCTGCTCGCATTGGGTGATGCAGCAGTCGTTGCCGCAGAGGTCGGGTGTCACCACTTGATTCGCAGCGACTCAGAGAACGGCAGCGGCATCTGCTATCGCTTGTAACTGCGCGGATCGAGGCTCCGCTTCATTTAAGACAGTGTTCAGAACCGCCTGAGCGGACCGGGAAAGGTTTGTCATTTGAATCGTTTACACGCTATAATCATACCGCCTTTCATGGGGGAAAGGCAAGGCGGGAGACCGCCCTTTCTTTAGGGCTGAGAGTCCCCACATCACACTCAATCTCTTTCCCACAATTGGGAGCACCGTTGACTACACTTTAGAGGCCTGAGCGGGTAGCTCATTTTGGTCCTGAACGCATTTCTTTGTACTTCTTCTGCGTTCCTACCTGTAATCACTACTTGGGTCTTGCACAATGCCTCGTTGCCAGATAAAGCGGTGCAAAGCGCTAAGATCGCAATTGAAACTCTGTTCATTGTTCGTGTGAAAATGGAACTGGCGGGACTCGAACCTGAAACCGAGCCTTAGACCTCCTAAGTACCTTAACTTGCGGGCTTTTCCGGCGAAGAACCAAGTTCCTGCGATGCGGCTAGATAGTCTTCGATGGCTGCATGAAAGTTGGATTCAAATTCTGCTATCGTCTCGCCGTGAAACAAAATAATGTCGTCGATGTCCAGGACACGCCCAACAATAATCATGTCTTCGGTATCGAAGACCATACTGGCTGTGTAGTCCTTGTAGACCATGGAATTGATCATGGCTTTCCGCACCCAAGTAGAAGAATACGGTTCAGTAAGCATGTACAAACCTTCCTCAAACTTCCCCGTAGAGAGAATGATTTGGAGGGCTGTTTGAGTTTGTTCGTGAAGTTGCCTGTACTCCTCTTCCTGTGACTCGGTCAATTCTTCTAGGTCTTCTCCAGTCAGAATTTCGTGTATGTCTCCGATAACCC